GAGGGGAGGGGGGTAGGCCGCCGTCAAGGCGAGCCGTATCCCTTCCTCCCTCTCTACTTGCATGTCCCTGTAGCATACAGGGACTGCAGTAGAGACATAGATTTGTCATCGGTTTTGTCATCGGTTTTGTATAAGAGATTTAGCATTGGCCTTGCGGCCTGTTTAAGGTGGGTTTGGTGGGTTGAGGCGGGGGTGGTAGCCATCACCCCTCCAAAGGGGCATTGGCGGGCCAGCCAAGGGGTCTAATAGCCCTCTCCGTCCGTGGGCATGGGAGGCCCAGACCTGACCCAGCGGATTTCACCGCGCTTAGGGGAGTGGCGAATGTAAATCTCGCCGACGGGGGAAGGGCTGATGCCGTCGGTCATACCGGCACGGCTACGGCGCTTGGTCAGACCCAGGCGGTAGATCGGCTCATCCCCTGGGCAACGTTGAAGGCAGGCTATCTCGCGGGCCCAGTTAGTGACCTCTGAGCTCCCAAACAGTTGGTATGCGAGGTCGGCCATGGTCTGGCCTTCCTTGTCCTTGGATGACTTCGGCTTCCCGGTGTGGTGCATGAAGACGATGATGACGCCCGTCTCGTTGAGGATAGGCTGGATGATGTGGCGAAGGAACTTGGCGGCCTCAGCGGTCTCGGAGATGTCAGCGCCGACAAAAGCCATGAGAGGGTCGACGAAGCAGATCGTGGCCTGATGTTGGATGACTAGCTTGCGAAGCACGTCTCCGAACTCCTTGCCCGTGGCGACGCTCTCGCGGTAGATGAACATCCGGTCCTTTAGTTCAGCCCTTTGGTCTTCGTCCAGGTACAGTCCGTTAATCTGGTCCTGCATGCTCTCGGCCACGTCTCCGGCATCGTTCTCGGCTTGGATCACGAGCGTGCGCATCTTCATGCCATCGTTAGTCTTGATGCCGAAGAAGTCCTGACCAAGCGTCCAGTTGATGGCGGCCTGCATCATCAGGGCCGACTTTCCGGTGCCAGCCTGTCCGGCCATGACCAGGGAGCCGCCTTTGCAGAGCCAGCGATTGCCTAGCACGTTGGTCGGGTCGGCTTGGCGGTCGAACTTCATCAGCTCATCGATGGGCATGCGCTGCGCACTCTGGCGGACTGTCAGGCTCTTGCGCTTATCTGACAGGTTGGCATAATGCTCGATGAGGGCATCAGGATTAGTGGCCTTCGATGCAATCAACGACGCCTCGCGCATGAACGCAGCGTCGGCAATCATGTCGATATGCTCCTGTCTTAGTTCTCCGAAACCAGCGTAAGCCGTCAGGTCATTGATAAAAGCATAGTCTGCCAGAGAGCCTGCGGAGTGAAGATAGGCTGGCACTGTTACCTCATCAGCGGCCTTACCGTCGGCCTGAAGATAAAGGATGGCCGCGGCTACGTCTTGATGCTTCGGCTCGAAGAAGTCCGTAGGCTTGAGGTTTACCGGGAAGGGAAGGTTTTCACGGATCAGGACGCCGAGGAGGTGGCGTTCCGCCGGAATATTGTTCGGAGGAGTCATGGAAGAGAGGGTTGGGGTTTGGGGGCGTGGATGCCCGTGGTCAAGATGCTTTGCGTAGGATGCGGTCGAGGTCGGCCTTGCGGTAGTAGGGGACGCTCCGAGGGTTGCGGAGGATGCGGACAGGTAGGGCCATGCCGTCTATGCGGTATTGCACGCCGCGGACGGTGCGCCGGCGCTTGTGGGCATACTCGGAGAGCGTGACCCATCCCTTGGGGGCCTTGAACTTCTCGAGGGCTTCAGCTGCGGCCTTTGCGGCGGCCCAAGTCTTGAACCTGGGCGAGAGGCGATAAATGAAGCGGCCCCGGCGAATGGTCTTCTGTTCAGCGTAGCCTGCCTTGACGATGCGGGCGAGAGGCAGGGCGACTCCGGCCCGGGTGTTGTAGCCTAGGAGGCGGACGACCTCGATGGTCTTGTGCCAGCCTTCGGGAGTGTCGTCGGCGTTGATCGCGGCGACGAGGGCGTGGGCGTCGAAGCGCTTCATCTGGCCTTCGGGGTGAAGACCTTGAGGTCGGTAGTCCAGACCCAGCGGGAGCCGACGCGGTGAACGAGCCAGACCTTCCAGTCCTTGCCGTCGACCCAGCCGGCGGCGAAGCCCGAGCCCCAGCGGGAGGTGGCGAGGCGATGCGACGCGTAGGCCATGGCGTCCTTCTGGCAGAGACAGCCAGCGGAGAAAGCGGCGCCGCCTTCGGCCTTGGTCAAGTTGACCTGGGCGAGCGTGTGGGTGTGGCCGTGGATCAGAGCGCCGCCGCGGTCGGCATAGTGCTTGCCCTGCTCGGCGGTGGCGTTGAGCCCGTGGGCGTAGCCGTGGATGAAGGCGACCTGACCGAGTCGGTATACGCCCTTCTCGGCGTGGTAGGGGAGGATGGTCTTGGCTCCGCAGCTCTTCGCGGCGGTCTTGATGCGGGCCTCGAGGTCGGCGCAGTAGTCGCGGACCAGGGCGGAGCCGGAGGTATGCTGGAGGGCTTGGGCGCGGTGCTCGTGATTGCCCATCAGGTAGACGGTGGGCTTCGTGCGCTCAAGGAAGGCTTCACCGGCCTCGATGTCGGAGATGAGGGACTCGGCGCCTTCGGCATCCTGACCAGCCCCACGGCGCAGGGATCGGAAGTCAAAGCAGTCGCCGAGGTGGACGCGGACGGTCGGCTTGTAGTCCTTGATGAACTCGACGAGGGCCTCGACGGCGTTCTCGTCAGCCATGTCGCCGTGGTTATCACCGAAGGCGACGAAGCGGGTAGGGGTGCTCATTAGCGGACGTTGATGTAAGGGATGGGCTTGCCGGCATCGAAGGCCGCGAGCATCTCGTCACGGCGCTTGCGGGCGGTCTCGAGGTCGCTGGCGATGTTCTCGACGATGTCCTTGCCGCGGCGACGCAGGCGGAACCAATAGCAGTCACCGAGTTTCTGAAGGTGGTGGTTGGGGTTCTCGGCCTTGATGTAGGCGGGCTTGTCGTTACGCCCGGTGCGGGTATACTTCGGGCAAGCCAGCAGGAAGGCCACGCGGTCGGGGGACAGGCCGACCTTGTTCGCCCAGCGCAGCGTCTCGGGGTTCATAGTTTCCATGAGCGGGCGAGGTTGCGGCCTTCGGTCATGATCGCGTTACGCGAGGACGGTCTGAAGATATACTCCTGGTCGAACAGGTGGGAGGCGCGTATCTCGGCGATGCTGTCGAGTTCTTCGTCGTTGGCTGGGCCGACCCCAGCGGTGGCGACGTAGATGGTGCGGACCTTCCAGCCCTTCTCCCAGAGGATGTCCTGGCACACGCGCAGCTCGTTGACGTAGCGCCAATCGGAGCAGACGACCGTCTCGGGGGAGGGTTGGTCGTGGTGCTTCATCACCGGGCACCAGTTGGCGAAGTGGCGGGCGAAGACGTCCCGATCCATGCGCCGTGCGAACTTGCCCGCGTGGACGAGGAAGTCGCGGTTATCCACCTTGAAGTCCTCCTTGAAGAAGTCCCCGTCAAGGCCGAGGTAATCCATGTAGTGGTTCGCGGCCTCCTTGAGGGCGTCGGCAAAGTTGATATGCTCGGCGGGTCGCTGGGACCACTCGAGGATGCCGGAAGCGAGGGTGTCCTTGCCCGCCCTGGCGTAGCCTGCGATCAGGACGAGCGTCGGGGCGGACATCGGCGTGGGTGCTTCGGTCACGGGATTAGAAGGGAACGCCTTCGGGCGGCAGCGGCTCTTCGGGGGCGGTCGGCTTCTGGGAGCCGCGCGGGTAAGTCATCTTATACTTATACTGAGGCTTGCCCTGCCACTCGCCGTTAGCCTCGACCTCGACGCCGACGAGGATGGTCTGGCCGCAGGCGGGCTCGAGATACTGCATATACTCGGCGGGGGTCGCGTCGAGCCTGATCTCGTTGGTGAACTTGCCGGAGAACTTGCCGACGAGCATGGCGAGGGCCTTGCCGTATTTGCTGGAGAAGTTCTTCGACAGGCAGAAGCCCTTATCGTCGACGAAGAACAGGCGGCAGGACGTGGTGCCGTCCTCCCACTGTTTCACCTTCTCGAACTTGGGCTTGATGAGTTTCAGCTTGTAGGTGCCGTTCGTGCTGATGGACGTGAGCGGGACGCGGTTGTTTTCGGTGGTCATGGTATTAGGCGAAGTTGATGTTAGTCGCGGCGCTGGGCTTGGCGGCGATGTCGATGGTGGTGATCTCGGTCTGGTAGCCGGGCCAGTTGCCCGAGGCGGTGCACTCCTTGTAGAGGGTGAGCGCGCGCTCGAAGTCGAAGGCGGCCCCGGTCATCAGTTCCGGCCCCAGCTCATAGACGGCGTGAGCATAAGGCGGCTCCTTCTCGACGGCGATGAAGCGGAAGCCTAGGACGCGGCACTTGTAAGCCGACTCGACGGCGTGCCGGTAGAAGTAATTTTGCAGGGCGTAATTATACTTGCGGGATGCAGCCAAAAATCCGCGAGGGCTGGCGTCCTCACACGTTTTCAAGTCATATATGTAGCCGTCGTCGGAGATGCCGTCGATGGCACACTTGACCAGGGTATCGCCGAGAAAGGCGGTGAACATGACCTCGGTCTTCGTCAGGACGATGCCGTTCTGCTTCATGCAGGCCGCAGCGGAGTTTGCCACGGCGTCGACGAGGGCGCCTTCCTCGGCGGTCAGGATGGCCTTGCCTTCGTTGGCGGTGACGAACTCGGCCCACTCGGCCTTGCCTTCCTTCGTGCGCTTGTCCACGTCCGGGGCGATGGCGTGCGTGGCGTTGTAGGCGTCGAGCCCTTCGAGGGCGAGCTTGTGGACGGCGGTGCCCACGCGGAGGGCCTTGGAGTCCTCGCGGGTGCGGGCGAGGTAAGCCTGGTAGTGAGCCGGGGACTTGAGCAGTTCCTTAGCGCCGGATTGGTTGAGCGCTTGGATGCCGTCATAGATGACGCGTTCGGTGATGAGGTCGGGCATGGGTGTGTTATTGGGTGTTGGTGGGAAAGGTCAAAGAAGGGCCATGATGGCGTCGGCCTGATCGGGGCGGCGGCGCTCGATGGCGGTGATGCACATGGTCGAGCCCACGGCGAAGCGGGAGCAGGCGACCGGGCGTTGGGCGTAGGTCTTGCACTTGCCGGAGCCGGACAGGTGCGGGCATCGGGAAGGCAGTTCGGCGAAGGTGCGTCCGACGATCATGAAGACCTCACCGCGGGCGGCGTAGAACTCAGTCGTGGTCGGGGACGCGTCGATGGGCAGGAGGATGCTTTCACAGCACGCACCCTTGCAAAGTTCACAGGCTTTGCTCACAGGCTGTCGTCTTCGGGGTTCGCTCCCTCGACGGAGGCGGAGATACGGCGCACGTCTTCAAGGGCGGCGTCGGCGGCGTTCTCCATGGCCTCAAGCGTATTGCGCAGGACGCGCAGCTGAACGACGAGGACGTGGACGCGGTCATGGAGCGGCTTGACTGCGGCGGCTTCGTCAGCCGTCTCGATGTGGTCGGTGAAGACTTGCAGCTCGGTGATGGCCGAGCGGTTTAAATCCGACAGCGTAATGATGTCGGCGTCGTGCTGTTCATAACGTCCGGCGATGTGCTGGACGGTGGCGAGCGAGCCCGTGATGTTCTCGACGAGGCGCTTGATGTTTTCGCGGTTGGTCATGAGCGGACGGGCGTGAAGGTAAGTTCCTTTATCTCCCCATTAGGGGCAAGCGTAAAGAAGCGGACGTTGGAGCGGGACAGGGACGGGTAGGTCTTGCGCTTCCATGCGTTCAGGTCGGTCATGAAGTCGGCGGACTTGCGGGCCGTGAACTCGACGTAGGGGAAGCCGTCAAGGAAGAGCAGCAGGGCATACTGCTTCGGGACGGTGGCCGCGATGCGTTCGATGCCCTTGGGAACGTCAGCCATCAGAGTTGCCCGGTCTTCGCGCGGTTCCACTTGGCGATGGTGGCGATGCAGCAAGCCTTCGAGATGGCGTCGAACTGGCAGAGCTCAGACTGCATGATGTCGTCGAGGACGCGGGCGAGTTCGTTGCCAGCGTAGCGCATCTCGGAGATGGTCTTGGCCTGAGCCTCGGCGCGGGCTTCGGCAGCCGACGCGAGGTTCTGATTGTGGAGGTGCCGCATGGCGGCGTTGACCGGGTCGAAGGGGTCGAAGTCAGGCTTGCTCATTTGGTCAGCGGGCGGGGGGGAAGGTTGAAGTTAGTCGCGGTGGCGGCGACCTGAGACTTGAAGGATGCAGTGGCGCCGTCATCGTCGAGGTCGACCGAGATGCCGCAGGCGGTCTGGATGGACTGGCGGCGGATGTAGGTGATGGCCCCGCCGATCTGCTGGGCGGTCAGTCCCTCGGCCTTGACGAGCAGGGTGCCGAACTCAAAGCGTTCGCCGGAGCTGTGCAGGAAGGCGGTCGAGACGCCGACCTTGCCCTCCTGGCTGACGAGCGTCTGGATCAGAGCGAGGTCATGGTCAAGGAGGACTGGTTTAACGGCCTCGAGTAACGCGTCGAGACTGATGTAACGCGAGCCCTTGAAAGCAGGGTTCACTTTGTTGGCCTTCACGTTGTCCAGGGCGGCGAGCGCTTGGACGAGGGAGGCGGTGGCGGAGGTGGGCGTGGGTTTTGTGCTCATGGTGGAGATTATTTGGCGGCGTCAGCCTTGGTGACTTCACCGGCCTTGATGGTGGCCTCGATGTCGGCGAGGGACATCCGGGTGTAGTCGGGGACGAAGAGGTTATAATACGTCACGCCGTTGCGGACAGTCGGGGTCAGCAGGCGGGCGACCTTCTGATCGGGGAGGACGATGTAGGACGAGTCCGCGATGATGCGGTATTCGGTCGGAAGTTTGGAGTCTTTCTTCATGTGAGGGTAGAGGTTACAAAGTAAAGGGTCTTGCCGAGTTATGTAAACTCAGTTGATGACGCCGCGGGTGGCGGAGTCGAAGATGAGGAGGGCGTCGGCGTTCCATAGGGTGACGTCGACCGAGGGGAACAGTTCGGCAGCGCGGGCCTTGAGTTTGTTCTTCCACTGGGTCGTGGTCAGTTCGCCCTTCGTGCCGCAGGTGTGGGTCTTCTGCCAGATGGCCGGACGGATGCGGTGGATCTTCCACCCCATGGCGACCGCGGCGCCGTAGAGGACGCCCGTGTTCCACATCAGTTTGCCGATGGCGGAGCCGGGGATGTTCTTGCCGGCGAAGAGCGGAGGTTCCTCGAGGTAGAGGCTGACGTCCTTGGCCTTGCAGCTGAGATCCGCGAGGAGTTGGCAGACCTCAACATCAGAGCCGGGCATCTTAGCGCATTCGACTGGGTCGCCGTCTGCCGACCAGACGATGCCGCCATTTACGCCAGGGTCGATTGCCACGATGAGATGAGCCACGGCAAGACCCTTTATCGGGGCTTGGCCGAGGACAAGCGGAAAAGGTTGGCCACGCGTTCGGCGTAGTCGTTGGGCTTGAAGCGCCGGGCGACGGCTCCAGACCAGCCGATGTTCCAGACCAGGGCGAGTTGTTCGGGGGTCGGGTTCTGGACGCTGATGCGCTTGAAGTTGTCGCGGATGGTTCGGAGGTGGGCGGCCGCGATCATGTCCTGGGCGGTCGGGTTGCGCCACTTAGACCATTGGAAATGGTAGTGGCCTTCCCTCTTTAGCCGTTCGTTTGCATCGTCCCAAGCGGCCTTCCCGACCTGATACATCCCACGCTCTCCGGCCTTGCCCACGGCCTTGCGGTTCTGGCCGGACTCGACCATGGCGATGCATTCCAGCAGGGTGGCCTCAGCTGCGGCCGCGGCGTTGAAGCCAAGGAGCAGCAGGGCGACGATGGAGAAGGGGCGCATGGGCTTATGCACGGGGCTTGCCCTCCTTGGCTCTATTCCAGGCAATCGGCGCTTCATCAAATCCGAAAGAACTGACGACCCTAGCCATCTCGTCCCCGGCCTTGGTCAGCCGCTCGACCTGTTGAAGCAATGCGTCCCTATCTTCCTGCATCTTCTTATCGACCCATGCTTCGGTCAGCCGCTCGACCTCGGCCTTGAGGCGGGCGTTTTCGGCTTCGACCATTTTCAGCTCATCAATCAGATTGTTAATCTGAGCGTAAAGTAATTCTTGCGGGATGCTCATACGCGTCTCGGGACTTGTGATCCGGCGACCTCGAAGCCGTCGAGCTCGTAGGAGTAGGTGATGCCGACCCAGCCACCGGCGGCGGCGTAAGCCTGGAGCGAGACCTTCACGGCGCCGTCCTCGTGCAGGGCCTCGTGATAGTGGTGCAGGAGTTTCTTCATGCGGTCGGAGGCGATGGCCGACTTGGCGGAGCAGATGTCCCCGGTCATGATGCGCTCGTTGATTTCATAGACCTCGGAGAGCAAAGCGACCATCCCGTCGAGGTGGCGGAAACTACTCATGGGGATGGGCGTCGGGGATGATGGCGCCGCGGATGATACGGCTTTCCATGTCGGCGATGACTCGCTCGTTGTGCATGGCGACGGCGTAGGCCCGGTCGTGCTTGGCGATCCAATGCTCGCGGGAGTGGGAAAGCCGGGTGACCTCGGCCTTCAGTTCGCGGTTCTCATCCATGTATCGGCCAAGGATTTTGGCCTGATTGGTGATAGTCGTGGACTGGTTGTCAGCCATCTCGCGGAGGGCCACGGCGTTCTTGTGCAGCTGCCGGGCGACGCTCCAGGGGAAGAGCCACCAGAGGCGGGGGAGGGAGTCGGGTTTGATGATGGTCATGGGTTGGTAGGGGCGGTGGGATGGGTCAGGCATGGGAAAGGGCGGCGAGGCGGGCCTTGCGCTTGAGATAATACCGGCGCTTGATGGCTGCGACCTTGTCAGGGTTACGCTTCTTCCATGCCTTTACATGGATTTGGCGTCTGGTTGGATTGCGGTATGCGCTGGCAGGCTGAGGAACCTTACCAAGCCAAGTGGTCTGGGTTAGTTTGATGTACGTTGCCAGCGTCTGCTCGTTGACTCCGAGGACGGCAGCGGCTTGTCGTTTAGTCTTCCGGGCCGCGTTGAGCGCCGCGATATGTGGCAGCAGACCCTCTAGACGGCGGGCGTTGAACAGGGCGATTGGCTTCAGCAGCGGGATGTCTCGACCAAGAAAGGTCACCGAGGTGACGAACTGGAAGTTGGCGTTAGGCATGGTCTTACTTGTTGCGCTTGGCGTAGGGGCCGCGGCGGTTGAGGTTGACCCACTGCGTCCCGGTGATGTCGAGCCACTGGCGGAGGGTGCAGACGGTCGTGTCCAGGGCGGCTGCTGCATCGGCCTGCGTCTTGCCGGCGGCGTTGAGCGCGGCGATCTGCGGGAGGATGGCCTGAAGGCGTCGGGCGGCATACTGAGCCATCGGTCGCTTGAGGGGGAGGACGCGACCGGCGAAGGTCAGCGTCTCGGTGTAGGGGTGGTTGGCGTTGGGCATGGTGGGAAGATTATTCGGCCTTGGTCCAGCAGAGGATGGTGACCTTGGGGTTGGAGTGGGAGCCCGCGTCGCGGTATTCGACGACGTGATCGTAGCGGGCCACGACTTCGGCCTTGGCCTTGGCGGTGACGTACTTGTTGAAGTCTCCGGCGGTGGGCTCGCTCGCCAGGACGACGAGTTGGCCGCGGACGTGGTCAACGCCGTAGAGGGCGTACGAGCCGAGGCCCTTGACGCAGCCGTCCCGGTCCTTGAGGCTGGCGGTCTCGCGGAAGTTGATGGCCTTGCGCTTGAGGAGTTCGGTCATGGCCCGGTCGTTGACGAGTTCGGCCTTGGTGGTTTTGGTAGTCATGGTGTGGTGGGTGGGAAGGGTTAGTGCTGGTCGATGATGGTGAGGAGGTCGGGGCCTTCGGCGAAGAAGACGATGACCGTGGCGATCAGCGCGGCGAGGAGGAGGAGCTTGATGAGGTTCATGGGTTTGGTGGAACGGAAAGCACCTTGCCCGACTGTTCCGCATTCGTCAAGCACCTTTCCGCAAGAGAAAAGCAGACCCCTAGGCCAGCCCTAGCCTAGCCTACGGACAGCCCGTTAGACCCCTCTGGCTTGCCCTAGGAGGCGTTTTGACGGCGGGAGCGCAAGAAGACCGCCACCCCTACCCCTAGACACCCCACGGCCAAGGCCCAACCGAGGTCGCGGACGGACTTCAGGGCCAGCGTCGCCGTGCTCATGTTGCGCTCGAGGTCGGCCGAGTCGGACTTAATCTTCCCGCCGTCCGTCACGATCATCACCAGGGCGTCGGTGGATTGCAGTTGGTCGAGGACATACCCGGCGATGTAGGCCGACGACAGGGCCGAGACTCCCGCAAAGCCGGTGAGCAGCGTGACCGCCAGCAGAAGGTTACCGCTTCCGCTTAGTGACTGCTTTGCCTTTGCCATGGGGTTTTGGTTTGCCGACGACGGCCGCGACTTCCTTTTCTCCGCGGGCCTTGATGTATTTCATCAGGTAGTCCAGACACTCGGGGGCCGCGTAGCCGGCCGCACCGACGACGGCCATCCGCAGGCCCGGGCTTTGGATGTGGTCTTGGATGCCGTAGCCGACCAAGGCCGCGGTGATCGCGGCGGCGAGGACACGGCGCACGACCCAGCCCAGGGACACAGGTTCGGTCGAGAGCAGGAGGCGGGCCGTCATGGCGAGGCCGCCAAGGACTGACGCGACGATGCCGTCCTTCAGCTCTTTCGGCAGGGACTCGGGGTCGATGGGCGGAGGGGGCGGGCTCATTTACGGAGGACGGTCGAGAGGAGGGCGACGTTGGCCACGGCGTAGCAGAGCCACATGATGGCCATAACGTAGTTGCGGGTGTAGAGGTTGGCCACGCCGGCGGAGAAGTACGCAAGGGAGGCGATGCCAGGGACGCAGACGGTCGTGAAGGTCTCGACGGTCATCGGATGGTGCGGCGGTAGCCTAGGCGCCACATGGCCTCGGCGATGCGGGTCGCTCCGGCCTCGACCGCGTCTTCGTCGAGGAAGGGATAGGTATCGTGGATGAGCTCGTGGAGGACCGTGTCGATCATCTCATGCTCGGGCTGCCGGGAATCGACATGAATGTCTCCCGTGCCTTTCCAGCAGTAGCCGAAGGGTGTCTTGCACTTCGGATCGTGCGAAGGCTTTGCCTTCCCTAGGATGCGGAAGGTGAAGTGAGGCTCCGCGTATTTGACCGCGGGCGGGTCAGACTTGGGGCGGGGCTTGCTCATCGTCGGAAGGAGAGGGCTTGTTGACCGAGTCGCGAACCTTGTCGGCCAGCCACCAGAGGCCGAGGCCGCAGGAGATGACGATGGTCGCCCCGGCTGCATACTCGAACCAGGGCGAGTCGATGATGAAGGGGACGGAACCGCAGAAGGCGCCACAAAGGAGCAGGGGCAGGCCGATACGCGGGCCCATGAAGGCGGTGGTCAGGGCACCGACGACGGCGAGGCCGGCACCGACGAGCGTCCACGTCTGAGCGGAGGCGTCCTTCTTCACGCGCTCGACTTCGGCTTGCAGCTCGACGATGCGGGCGTCCTTCAGGCCAGAGACGCGGGCGGCTTCCTTCTGGTCGGCCTCTAGCTTCTCCCACGCCTTGTTGACGGCGGTGGCGAGTTTGCGTCCGAACTCCATTTGCTTGGCGTAGTCGATGGGGTCGGCCTTGGTAGCCCGGGCCACGGCGAAGGCCACGTCCGCCTCGGGGGGCGGGGGCAGATAGGACTGAGCGAGGCGAGACTCCGCGACGACGACCTTGGGCTTGTCGGCGTTCTTCTCGATGGCCACTAGCGCGGCGCCCACGCGGTGATCCGTCTTGTCGAGGTCTTTGCCTAGGGTCTGGACGGCGTCAGGCTTGGTCGGTGCCGGAGGCTGGACAGGCAGGGGAGCGTCGGCGGGCTTAGACTTGCACCCAGCCAGGGCCACGAGGGCGATGACTAGGAGCAAGCGCACGGCTTACTTGCCCTTGAGGGCGTCGAGGATGGACTTGCCCTTGGCTTCGAGCGTGTCGGCCTTGGCCTTGTGCTTGCGCATGACGAGGGCTCCGGCGACGAAGCCGACGAGGATGGCGAGGATGTGAGTGATCATGTTATTGGGAGATGAGTTCGACGCGGACGAGCGGGCCGAGGTCGGCGGGGGTCTGCGGGGTGGAGAAGGTCACGTATACCGAAGAGCCATCTGCATACGCCTCTTCTCCGTTCCATTGAGGGAATACTACTTTCAAGAAAGCATATGGGTCAGAAAGGCTGACCCCATTCATTGAAACTTTGTATACGTATTTCATCGTTCAAAAATAATCTGCCCTCCGAAAGAGTTAAGCAACATTCTAGCGGTCGCAGAAGCGGTCTGCTCGACTTGTTCTCGGTAAATCGTTTGATAACTTCCCGAGTTTCCTGTAGGGCCTGCTGAACTGGAGGCTTCCAGTGTTCCGTTGATATACAAATCAACATTTCCAGCGCCGTTAGAATAAATCAGGTATTCTACGATCTCACCCGTAGCGACAGTCTTTGACGTGTTTACCGTCGTCTGCGTTGTTCCGTTATGAACTACCAGTTGAATTAAAGAAGATGCGCCACCTGCTTTTCGAAGGCCAATTCCCCTTACGGTCATGTTTCCGGTCGTATTGGTAGAATAGCCACCAACTGAAATCGAAACATTGCAGTTAGCATCACCGACATAAGTGGCGTTAATATTGCTTACAAAACGACCACTCATCCAAATCTTCTTTGAAAAGTTGATGATGCCTTCCTGTGAAAGAGTCTGGGTAAGGCTTAGATTTGAACCGAAAACGCCTCCAAGGAATGCCGCGCGCCCTGCCGACGCTGTGGCTGTCGTATAAACCTGACGATAACCTGAGAAGCTAGTAGTGGCAGCAGCACTTCCAGAGATGGCCGAAATGTTAAGATAATCAAAACGCTGCGTTAGCCCGTTGCTAAGAACAAATGGAGCATTCGCAGGAGTGATTACGGTAGAAGCAGAAGATTGCGCGACAGCCTGGGCATTTGTCGCAATCGCAGGAACAGCCGCCGTGACGAAAGCCGTAGTCGCCAGCGCCGTGGTGTTGTTGCCAGCGGTCTGCGTGACGCCGATCGTGCCGGTGGGCAAGGAAGGCGTGCCGGTGAAGGTCGGGCTTGCGAGGTCGGCCTTGTTCGCAGCGTTGGCGATCGTGAAGTAAGTGGAGCTGGCCGACGCGGTCGTTAGGTAGTTAGTCGCCGTCTCAACCGCCATCGTGCCGAGGCCAAGGTTCGTGCGGGACACCGCAGTGTCTGCCAGACCGCTCAGGTTGTCGGCCTTGAGCAGGAAGCCAGACGAGCCAGGGTAGGCTACCGTCTGCTGGGTACCGCCGGGGAACTGAAGGTAGGTGTCGTTGAAGAACCACCTAGTTGTGCCTCCGTAGACCATAGCAATCTGCCCGACACCAGCACGGAGGTGGATGTAGTTGTTGGCGTCTTGATTTACCCGAAGGGTGGCAGTGTTGCTTCCGCTAGGCTCGACAGTCAAGATGCCATCGACCGAAGGCTCGAGGATCGTCGCGTAGGTGGACGCGGCGGTCGAGCTGGTAAGGTACGACGACATGGCCGCCTGCGTCTGGTAGGTCGAGGCCGCCGTCGAGCTCAGGAGGTAAGGAGAAAGGGCCGAGGACGTGATGTAGCCAGCGGGGTTGCTAGTGCTGTACTTGCCGTCGAGGGCGGTCTGGAGGTCCGTCTGGCTGGAGAGCGTGCCGGTGATGCCACCCCAGGCCACGCCGCCGACGTCAGTGCCGTTGACCCAGAGCCCTTGCGCCGAGTCATACTTGAGCACCTGACCGTTGGAGGCCGAGGTGATCTTGACGTCATGCAGCTCGTTAAGTTCGTATCCGTTCTGGACGGCGACGAGGATGATGCCCTGCGTCGGATGAGCCCGGACCACGATGCCCACATAGACGAGATGCTGGGGAGCGGACGGCTTAGTGGTCGTCCAAGTGCCAGCGGTCGTAGGGGACAGGTAGAGTTGGACGCCTTCGGTCAGCGCCGAGGTGTCGATGTTCTCGAGTTCGCCGCGCACGATGACGTAGCCAAAGCCGTTGTTGGCGATGGCCGTCTTCGTGAAGCCCATGGTCTGGGCGGAGTTCGCGTCGTTGTTAGCCTGGGCCAGCGTGATCAGGGGCTTGTTGCCCGTGGCGCCGGAGATGTATACGATGGAGCCGGCGGGGATGGTCGAGCCGGACTGGTTGCGAACGTAGACCTCGAGGTTCTTCGCGACGGCCACGCCTGAAGCGAGTTCCTGCTGCACGAAGGCGGTGGTCGCCAGGGAGGTGTCGTTATCGCCGAGGGCCGCCGTGGGGGCGGTGGGGTTGCCCGTGAAGGCGGGGGAATTGAGAGGCGCGTAAGCCGACAGGTTGACGGTCGTCCAATCGGTGTTGTAGTTCGTGCCGTCAATCTTGGTCAGGAACTGGCCAGCCGTGCCGCCGACAGGAACGCCCACGCCAGGGGCTCCCGCAGGGCCAGTCGGTCCAGTTGCACCAGTCGCCCCAGTGGCACCCGTTGGGCCTTGGGGGCCGGGGACGCCGACGCTGCCCGTCAGGGTGCCAGGGACGATGCCCGAGATGGTGCCCGAGATGGTGGACTGATCAGCGGAGAATACCCCCGAGATGGTCCCGAAGGTCGAAGCCGTCGAGGTGATCGTCGCGTCGGGCATGGCTTAGACGGTGACGGAGTCGATGACGTTGACGCGGAAGAGTTCGGTGCGCGAGATGGTCGAGCCCGGGAAGACGAACTTGATGTCCCACTTGCCGAGGCCAATCGCCCAGTCAGCCGTCGAGCCCGGGTAGGTCACCGTGAAGGACAGGCCGTCGCCGGCCTTGGTCACCGTCATCGCGTAGACGTTGCCTTGGCGGTCTTCGAGGGACGAGCTGATGGTCGTCGTCAGGAGGTTGGCCGGACCCGTCGCCCCGGGCGTCCAGGTAAAGGTGCAGGCGAAGGTGTTACCCTGCGAGACGGTTACTTGATTAGTGCAGCTCATCGGGTCTTAACCTTGCCCCGATTGGAAGGGGGGGGTTAGAACGCCGTAAAGGTGTCGATGTCCGTAATCGACGTGATGGCGTTCAGGCCGATGTCCTGCCCGAACCAAGCCGAGAAAGGCGGGTCATTCTCAAAAGCGTCCGCCGTGGTCGCCACCGTCCCCCCGCTGTAAATCACTGTCAGGCCCACCAAAGAGTCCGTGATGTCCTTTAGGTCTAGGAGGTTGTCCACGCTGGTGTAGACCGGGTTTGTCGTGTCGTTCCAGTTTGCGTCATAAGCGCCGATGCTGATGTAGCTAGGGGATGTCCCGAAGCCATTGTTATATCCAACAATCGGCCCTGCGTATTCCTCGTGGGGATTACTATTGACGTCAAACCAAGTGAACCTGTAAGGCCACTGATCGACGCGCACGAAAAGGCCGTCGTCAGGGTGAAAGCCTGAGTCGATGACCAGGTTGTGATACTGAGGCCCCGGGCCGACATACTTTTGCCACTGATCGTAAGCGCCGATGAGCGGGCAGCGGAGTTGAGCCCACGTCGAGTAGGCCCCCGTCGTCGACTGTCCGATGACCTCGCCCATCAGATGCGGGCGTAATAGTAACGGGCCGTGATTCCAGCCAACTTGATGCGGTCAGCCCAGAGGGAGCCGCTGACGTTCTGGTTTACGGTGAAGGTCGTCGGGGTCGTGATGCTGTCCACGGTGATCGTGCCGATGACGAGGAAGCCCCAGACATCCGTATCGGGCGAAACAGGCGCCACATTACCAGGGACGATGACCGGATACTGGTTGGTCGTATCATCATCATCTGGGTAGGTGTAGGGGGAGGCAGTCTTAGGGCCAGCCCGTAGCGTGATATAACAGGTCTTGGTCGTCGCGTCGTAAGAAGCCGTCACTAGTTCTGCCGTGGGAGGGTTGGCTACCCCAGCGGTCGTGCGGTCAAGTTTGACGGTGGTTCCGCTGGCGTAGTCGTCGATGAGGGGCACGAGGTTGTTAAGGGTGCCGGACTGGACCTGATAGGTCACGGTCGTGGCGCCGCCCGAAGTCCGCAGGGCTACGTTTACGATCTTGAAGGGGTGCGTCGTTGGGGCGACGGCCACGCTCGGAAACGGGTCAGACGTGTCCAGCGTGAACCCGTGCGAGGACGAGTCGAAGTTATAGCCGACTCCGGGTTGAATCTTCATCAGGCTGCAGCGTAGACGCTGGCTACGTAGCCCTCGCGGTTGAAGCGCAGCTCATACTGGACCTTGTAGAGCAGGCCGAAGTCTTCGAAGGATACCTGAGCCAGGAGCAGTTGGTTTTTGCCGCTGATCGTGAAGGACGTTCCCATGTAGGTCGGCACCAAGTTTTTTGACGCAAAGGTTCCGTCCCCGGAGGTCTTGCCGACCGCGTTACGCAAGTTGATGACCAAGGCCGAGCTGCTAGTGTAGAAAACGCCGGATAGTGAACATTGCGGGGCAAGGTAGTTGGTCTTGCCGTAGAAGTCGTTAAACTCTGCCTTCTTGAAACCGAGGAACTTGCGTCCCTTAGGGCTTTCAAACGTTGAGCCATTGTTTCCTCCGTATTCGCTAGTTCCCGTAACTAATTGATAGTTCGGGTCAGCCTTCGTGCCAGGGCTAGTTCCCACGCCCGCAATCGGTGAACCCGAAAAGCCAAGCGCGGTGGCGACCTCAAAGAAGTTCGGGTGGGTCGTGATGCTTTCCGACGTCAGGCCCTGAGAGCCGGTGATCTGCGGGTCGGTCGAGGTGGCTCCGCCGTCGATGCCAACGTAGTCCACCGTAAGGGTTGCGACCTCTAGCGCGTCATAGGTGATGCTGTAACGATGGGCCGCGCAGTTTGCGTCGATAGGGCAAGTCGAGCCGCGGTTCACGACCGAGCCGAGGGCGGCGGAGGCGTCTGCCTTCCAGACGACCGTGGCCGTCAGCAGGCCGTAGCCGTCGTCTGAAATCTTAGCCCCTGGCTGCTGAACCGGGGTGGTGAGGGCGTTGCCGTTCTTTACGATAGCCATAAATTATTTGCCCATGAGCAGGGCGGCTCGGGAAGGGGTGGAGTTCATCCAAGAGGTCGCGCCGGGGTCGCCTGCGATTTTCTCGAGGATGGTGTTGGTCTTTTTCTGCTCTTCGAGCTGGGCGTTCATGGCCTCCATGACCGGGTTGGGTCCGACGCCGATGACGTTGCCGAAGCCTTCGGGGCCTTTGAAGTCCTTTAATGAAGATGGACCAGAACCTCCTGTGGCCATTTCCTTTTTAATAATATCAAGGACAGCCTTCCTAATCTCTAGGTTTTTTACGGCGTATTCTAATACCTTTTCACCTTCGTCTGCGAACGGATTCAGAGTTTCCCTAGCCTGAGCCTGAGCAAGACCAGCAACAGTCCCAGGGCTAAGTTTTTTCATGATCTCTGCGGTGCGCGGATCGTTCCTCAGGAAGTCCTTGATGAGTTCCTCTTCGCCGACTTGAGCCTTAGTAGATGAGCCTTCCAATTCCCGGCGCTTCTTTTCTGCGGCCAGATACCTGGCTTCTGCGCTGATGAACCTGGACTCTCCCAACTCGGCGAACTTCATGGCCTCTGCCATGTTTTGCCGGTTCTTCTCAAATGAGGCTTGGATGGTCCTGATGACAGCGTTGAGGATGACCAGCGGGGCGACAAACGCCAAGGCTAGGTCTTTGAATGCTGTTGAAAACTTCTTCTGAATGTCCTCGACCTGTTTGCCAAAGGACACGGTGGCCGACTTGGCCTTGTCCATCGCCTGCGGGACGTCGGAGGTCGTCTTGATGTTGACTGTCAGGTCTTGGGCCATGTCAGGGTGTGCTTTCCTTTGCAGGATTGGAAGCAGCCGCCGCGGCTGCCTCTTTGTCTTTGGCTTCCTCTTCGGCCATGAAGGCTTCTTCCTCGGGCGACATGATCGAGACGTCGGCACCCTTACGGATAGCCAGGGCGGAGTTGAGCCAGATGGCCTGACATTCCGGCATCTCCCAAGCCCGCTGCTCTGGGATGCCAGACGCGATCAGGTTGGCCACGATGGACAGCGGCCAAGGCACACCCTTGTCGCCGCCCCCTGACTTGGTCTTGGTCTGCTCCCAGAACTTGGGCCAGTCCTGAACGAGGATATAACCGGCGAAGGCTTCCAGCAGGCGCTCGAACTTGGCGGGATTGCGCTGAAGGCTTAGGATGCGCAGCTTGTCACGCCAGCCGATGTCGCCTAGAGGCTCTTCGGCGCATACTTGGCAGGCAAAGATAAGGTCCGCAGGGGTGATGCCGCGGGAGCCGGTGACCAGCGGGGAGTCGAAGGCCATCAGACGCACCCGATACTTGAGGCACCAGGGGTAAAGAGTTCGACCCAGAAACCCTTTGAGGGGAGCCGGGTCGACGTAGGCGTTGAGGAAGCGACGGTCCACTATCCTCTAGACTGCCCCCTTTTCGGGGGTGTCAATTAGGCAGGCGTGATGCCTTCGTAATC